AGGAGGCCCTGGTGGTTCTTCAAGAATTAATTCGGCAGAAGGATGTTTATTATACGTTGGTAGTTCTTTATCTCCAATGACAGCTGCTGGAAGTTATGTAGATATACGTGTAAAAACAACAGCAGGAAATATTATTACATTTGAAAAATTCCCAGTTGGAGGTTATTTACCAATACAGATCACTCAGCTATTATTAACCTCAACAACTGCTGAAGCAAGGAATGCTTGTGTAGCAATATGGTAATATGGAATTTAACATGTCAGATATAAAATTATACGCATTAAACATAACATCGTTGGCCCTATCTTTTTCACACATTGACATGGCATTAAAGATTCTTCTTTTAATTATCAGTGTAGGATATACCGCCCAAAAATGGTATCTTTTAGATAAAGACAGAAGAGATAGAAAAAAGAAATAAAATGTTCTTAATCTTAATTGAAAAATTAAAAGACGCAGAACATCTGCGTCTTTTTTTTTAAAATAAATATAGATGAGAAATATAGATAAGATAATAATTCATTGTTCTGCAACTCCTCCTCACAAAGATTTTAGTGCGGAAGATATAAGGGACTGGCACGTTAAAGGAAATAAGTGGAGTGATATTGGATATCATTACATAGTAAGACTTGATGGTGCTATGGAATATGGAAGACCTATAGAAGTGTCTGGGGCGCATTGTAAGGGACACAATCAAGATAGCATTGGTATATGTTACATTGGTGGAATGGATAAAGATATGGAGTGCGCAGAAGACACCAGGACACCTAATCAAATAGCATCACTACTGGAGCTTCTTAGATTATTAAAAAAGTTTCATCCTAATGCTGTTATACATGGGCATAGGGATTTTTCAAGTAAAGAGTGTCCAAGTTTTGACGCGACAAGTGAATATAAAAATATATAATTATGGCTTATAAACAAAAATGTTGGAAAGGTTATGTTGCAAAAGGAACTAAAAAATCTCCCAGCGGAAAAATGACAAAAAGCGGAAAAGTTAAACGAGTTAATAACTGTGTAAGGAAATAAAGACATGAGTTGTAAAGGATTAAAAGGCAGAGAGTTGCGCGCTTGTAAAATAAAAGCTGGAAAAGTTAAAAGAGATTCTCTTAAAACAGATAGAATTTTTAAGAACAGTGTACCTTCAAAGAAGAACTCAATAGCAGGGATGAAATATATAGACAGATCACCTGAAGGAAAGGCAAGAGGTAAAAAGTTTGCAAAAGAAAACAACTTTGAGGGTTGGAAAGGAATGAAAAAACTTGAGAAAAAACAAGATAAAAAAAATAGTTCAGGTAGACCAACTCAAAGAACTTCATCTCAAAAGAAAGCGTTGACTAAACTTTACAACCACACCAAAATATATAATGCTAAGAATAAAGTAAGAAGCTCTAAGCCTTTGGCTAAAACTCAATTTAATAAAAGAGAAGAGTATCTTATGAGTTTAAATAAAAAAAATAAAAAAAATAAAAAATAAATTATGAAAGACGCAAGAATATCATTGCCTTTGGCGCCAACTCAAATTAAAGATAAAAAACTACCTAAATTACGTATCGGAGAAGGTATGAAAGAAAGGTCTGTGGTAATGAGAGAAAGAGTAGCTAAAGTTAAGAATAAAGCTAACATTGCTTTAGATGAAGGAAGGATGAAAAAAGAAAGTCGTCTTTTAGAAAGGTCTAAAAGAATCCAAAAGAGAAGCGACAAAGTAGAAAGAAAAGAAGCAAATTTCCGAAACAAATTAGAAACAAGGAAAAGGAAAAGAATAATAAGAAAACAATAATTATGGCAAAAGCATTTAAGATACATAATATGTATAGCAAAACTGGAATTAAAAAAGTTGCTAAAACTATGAAAGACCATTTAGCACTAAAGAAAAAAGGATATAGTCATACTCCTAAAAAGAAATAATAATGCCAGATCCAAAAAAGAAAAAAATAGTTAAAGGCCCTTTTAAGGTAAGTAAAAGAAGTGTGGTGAAAATGAAGGGTAAAGGTGGAGGTAAAAATACTGAAACTTTTAAAAGCAAATCTTATGTTTCAAACATGGATGATACTAAAATTAGTCGTGTAAAAATGAAGACTAATAAAAGGGGTAATGGACGTGAAACTTTTAAGCAAGTTAAAAAAAATAAAGATGGATCTTACACTCTTCAAAGAGGTAAAGAGGGAGGTGATTTTACTTCAAGAAAAATAAGTAAAATAAGAGGTAAATCTATGCTCAATAGAATGAAAAAGAAAAGAGCTAAAATGAATAAGAAAAAATAATAAAGAAAAAATAAGATGAGTTGCAAAGGATTAAAAGGAAAAGCATTAGCGTATTGTAAATCAAAGTCACAACCTCATACAGTAAAAATAAAAACGCTTAAGACCTCAAAAAATAAAAAGGTTAAAACAAAATCTAATTCTGATGTTCTGAATAATGTAACACGTAAAAGAACTCAAAAAGTTTCTACAAAGACTAATAAAAAACCAAAGGGTAAAACAAATTTTTTAGTTACAGAAACTAAAAAAAATGGTGAAAGAGTTGTAGTAGCACCAGATGGAACGAGAAATTCCTTTGGTCATAGAAAATCAAAAAGAGAAATTAAAAAATTTCAAAGAAATTATAAATCATAATGGCAAAACCAAGAGCTGGAAAAGCAAAAGTTAAAGTAACTTCTTCTGGAAAGAAAGTTAGTTATGGTCAAGCAGGTCAGGCTTCTGGTGGTGGCCCAAGAGTAAAACCTGGGACTACCAAAGGGGATAGTTATTGTGCCAGAAGTTTTGGAATAAAAAGAAGACTGTCTAAGAAAAAACAAAACGATCCCAACACCCCTAATAATTTATCTCGTAAGAGATGGAAATGTTCTGGTAAAAAATCTAAGAAATAATTATGAAAAAAATATTTGATTGGTTCGGAGGTAGCGTACTTAAAGATTTATTAGGTGGCCTGGATAAATTATTTACTTCTAAAGAAGAAAAAATAAAAGCTGAAAGTATAATAAAAGAAATTATTTTACAAAAAAAAGTAGAGTTGCAGCAAATGCAAACTGATATTATTATAGCAGAAGCAAAAGGTAATTGGCTGCAAAGAAGTTGGAGGCCAATATTAATGTTGTCGTTTGGATTTATAATAATTTATGTAAAATTTGTAGCTCCTGTATTTGATTTGACTATCCCTAAATTAGAAATTGAATTTTGGGAGTTATTAAAAATAGGTATTGGAGGTTATGTTGTTGGGAGAAGTGCAGAGAAAATATCTAAAAATATTACTATTTCTAAAAAATAAACATAGTAAAAAAAAGATTAACTTTGTATTTATTAAAAGAAGCGAATTAAATGGCAAGAATAAGTACATACGGAAATGCAAGTCCTGTAGTTGCAGCAGATAAATGGATAGGAACTGATTCGCAAGATAATAGTGCTACAAAAAATTTCACCGCGCAAGCAGTTGCTGATTTTATAAACACAATAGGTGGTGAAGCTCAGAATTTACGATATAAATACAATGATTCTGCAATATATGAAACTGGATCAATCTCATTTACAGGAGGTGGAGCAGCAAATGTTTTGTTAAATAGTATAACATCAATAGATGCAGGTGTATTTGATACAAGAAGCACAACAACTAATGTTTCTTCATTTATTGAAACCGCATTATTAAACTCAGAAATATTACTTACTCAAACAGATGATATTGCAAGTTGGGCAATTTATTCAATAGATACTGCGGTTAAAAAAGCTACTGGCCTGGAAGTTAAATTAGGATTAACATTTAAAGCAGGTGGTGGGAGCTTGATCGCTAATAAAGATTATTTCATATCTTTGCTAAACTATGATTCAAGTGCAGCAGGAGATTTAAATTTTACAGTGGGTTTACCTGGCAATAGTCTTGTCTATTTAATAACTCATAATCTAAACAAGTTTCCAGCAATCTCTGTTTTTGAACAAGGAACAAGTAATGAGATTTACGGACAAGTAACATATAACAATTTAAACCAGTGTACTTTAACTTTCACGAGCTTAGTAACTGGAACAGCGACATTTAATTAAAAAAAATAAAATTATGGCAATAGGGTATTTAACTAACATTGATCTTAACAACAATCAAGTAAAAGATTTTAAGATTGACAACGCAACATCTGATCCAACAGGATTGTCAGGTGAAGGACAAATGATATACAGAACTGATACTAATCAGATGAAATATCACACAGGTTCTAATAACTGGGTTGCTTTTGGAACAAGTGGAGGTACGGTTACATCTGTTGGTATTCAAAGTACAGGAGCTGGAACACTAACAGTGGGTAGTACAACACAAAATCCATTTACTGTAGCAGGAATCTTAACAGTTAATTTATCTACTTCTGGTGTAACAGCTGGTTCATATACAAGTGCAGATATTACGGTTGATGCGTTTGGTAGAGTTACTGCTGCATCTAATGGTGGAGCAGGAACAATGACATCATGGAGACTAACAGGAGATAGCGGAACTTCTGCATCTGTTGGGGACAATGATTTAGTTGATATTCAAGGAGGTACTTATATAACTACTTCTGCAAATGGATTTATTGTTGATATACAGCATAATTCTACTACAAGAACTAATACAACAACTACAGCTTCTCCAGCACATGGAGCGACTTTTACTGCAATTGATAGTATTACTTCTAATTCAACAGGTCACGTTACTGCTGTAAATACAAAAACAATTACTTTGCCAGCTGATTTGCAAGGAGTTACCGAAGTTGATTCTGGTGATGGTCTTGTTACAAATCCAGTTGGTGGAATAACAAGCGTAGGAACTGTTAGTATAGATTATGCAGGTGCAGATAACATTGTATTATCAGCTGCCGATGGTGTTACAACTCCAATAACTGTTGTTTCAACGGATAAAATAATTTTAAGTGATGCTACTGATAGCGTTGTTAAATTTGTAAACATATCACAATTAACAGCTGCAATTGGTGGAGGTACAGTAACTTCTGTAGCAACAACTCATGCAGGTAATGCATTTACAGCATCTATTGGAAACAATGCAAATGTTAATCCATCTGTAAATATTGCAATGGCTGGTACAGCTTCACAATATATTTCTGGTCAAGGTAACTTAGTTACATTCCCAGCAATACCACAAGGTGATATCACAGCTGTAACAACAACATCTCCTATTACTGGTGGTGGAACATCTGGTAGTGTAAATATTGCACACGCCAATCAAAGTAATTTAAGCGGTACAGCTACAGCAACTTTAGCATTTGGCGGCACGTTTGATGCCTATACAGATGTTGCGGTTAATGCAACTGGACACGTAACAGGACATGATATAACAACATTTACATTACCTGCTAACCCAAATACAAATACAACTTCTTTACCAGTTAAAAATAGTGGAGGAACTACTCAATTTACTTCTAATCAAACAACAGGGGTTAGATTTGCGGCAAGTGGAGGAACATCAATAGCCTTTTCAAGTGCCACTCAGTTAGTGACCTTTAGTTCTACTGATACTAATGAAACATATACACTGCCAGTTGCAGCAGGAGGAGCAAATTCAGCTTCGGTTCAATTAACAGCAGGTGGAACTGGATCAGGAGTTAAATCAACAGTAACATTTAATGGTACTGGAACAGGTGTTAAAGTAACAGAGAGTACAGGAAATAACGGTAGTATTACTTTAGGTTTACAAGATAACGTTACAATAGCAGATACTTTAAATGTTAATCAAGATGTTACTGTAGGAAATGATTTAAGCGTAACAAATGATTTAAGTGTATTAGGTGCTGGTTTGTTTGTAGGTCAAGTTACTGTGCCAACAGCAAATACAGGAACAAGCGCACCAAACTTAGCTCAAGTAGAATTACTTATTGCAGGAGTAGGTGTTTTCCAAGGAGCATATAACGCAGCTACAAACTCTCCAGCTATATCTGGAGGAAGTAACGTGGCTCTTAATTTAGGAGATTACTTTGTAGTGTCTGTTGCAGGTAATAACGGAGGATATTTTCCGACTTTAGAACCTGGTGATTTTATATTTGCTAATGCAGATATTGCAGCAAACTCAAGTCCAGCAGCTTCAGCATATACAGTTGTCCAGGCAGATGCCAACATCGCAGGTTCTGGTAGTACAGATGGTGGAACAAATAAAGGTGCATCTGGATTTGATTCAGCTAACTTTACAGTAAGTTCTAATGGTTGGGTTCAATTAAACAATCAAGGTACAACAGGTAACTACGGAGATGCTAATGAAACAGTAACTCTTGCAGTAAATGCAGATGGTATTATTACTTCAGCTTCAGAACAAGCAATTGCAATTACAGCATCTCAGGTAACTGATTTCTGTACAGCGGTTGATACTTGTGTTGCTGATAATGGTGTAACTGCTAATATAGGAGATGGATCAGCTGTAGCTTACGCTATAAATCATAATTTAAATACAAGAAATGTAATTGTATCATGCTATAGAAACTCTACTCCTTTTGACACAGTTATGTTGGATGTAGAAAGAACAAGTGTAAATCAAGTTACTTTAAGAACAACAACTGCTTTATCTTCTAATCAAGTGTCAGTTATTATTACAAAAGTAACATAGTAGTACATAACATTTTAAAACAAATCAAATAGATGGCAATTAATTTTTTAGTAAACCAAACGATTGATAATACTATTAAATTTGTAGGGGGTGGAGAAAACTACGCTACATTAAAAATGGTTTCTCAAGGATTGGAGGTATCAGTAGGAGATCCTGCCGATACAACTAATCCTTTAGTTCATTTTGATGGTGCTTATGAAAGAGTTCTTATAGGCTCAACAACTGCTGCCAATACACCTTATTTAAGAATAGGAGGAGCAAATAATCAAAGCTCAAGATTAGAACTTGCTGAAGAAACAACAGGTGTAGGTCGTGATATGAATTATGGATTTTCATTTAATCAAACTGGAAATGTAAGTAATAAATTAGAAATAAAAAGACATAATAATAGTACTGCTGGTTCAAATGTAATAACTCTTGCAAGAGACAATAGTACTGTAACTTTTGCAGGTAATCTTGATGGAGTTGCCAATATGTTTTTACAAGATTATGTTTATCACGCAGGAGATGGTAATACTTATTTTGGTTTTCCAACAAGTGATAGATTTGCTGTTAGTGCAGGTGGAGCTGTAAATTTAGAGTTAGTTAGTAATGGAGTTTCTTTAAGACAAGCAGGTAGTAATAAACTACAGACTTCAAGCACAGGAGTTACTGTAGCAGGAAGAATTTCTGGACTAACAAACCCTACTGCTGCACAAGACGCTGCTACTAAAGCCTATGTTGATAGTGCTATATCAGGTACAGGTACAGTTACAGGTACAGGTGTTACGTCCAAGATTGCTGTATGGTCAAGCTCAACAAGTATTATTGATGGCCCAGTATCTTTTTCAGGCAATAACGCATCTTTTGCAGGAAGTATAGCTGTTTCAGGAACAGGAACTTTTAGCTCTCCAACTGATCAAATTTTAAATCTTAATTCAACAGATAATGGTGCGGTATATACAGCTCTTAAAAGAAGCAATACAAGAATAGGATATGTAGGATTTGGTGGAAGTGGTTCAAGTTTAACTTTTGCAAATGAATTAAGTGGTGCAGTGAGTATTTCAAACCCTGCTGGTTCTTTAGTAATAAGCACCAACGGAAGTGCAACTTTTTCAGGAAATGTAACTACAGGCGCATCTTTAATTTCATCTAATATAATTATAAATCAAATTACATCAGCTACAGCTAATGGAAATATAAATATTAGAAATAATGCAGGTACTAATATAGTAGTTTTTAATAATGATTTATCATCAACTTTTGGAGGAAATATAAGTGCAAATAATTCAACTTTTACAGGCAATTTAATAGCAGGAACAGGTAATATTTCAATGGATGGTTCTTCATCTGGTCAAGTTAAAATAAACGGAGCAGGTTATTCAGGTGCAATTGCTTTAGATGCAACTGCAATGAGAATTTATCATAACAGTTCAAGTAGAGATTTAGTCTTAGGGACAAATGAAACTGCAAGATTAACAATTGCTGGTGGTGGAAATATACAAATTGCAAATTCACTTGGAATTACTGGAAACTTAACTGTAACAGGCGGTGATGTAGTACTTGGTGGTACTGGAAGAATACAAGGTATAGATACAGTTTCTGCTTCTACAGATGCAGCTAATAAGGCTTATGTAGATGCTAATTCATCATCATTATCAGGTTCTGGTGCTGGTGGTAGAGTAACTATTTGGAGTGGAACTAACATTCTTAGTTCTGATACACAACTTCTTTTTGACACTTCAACAAACAAACTAACATCGAATCTTTTTCAAATACCAAATAACGGTGATTACTTAGGAACAGATACAGGTGGTAGTGCCAGAACCTTAATATCTTTAACTTCTGGTAATGATGTTGAGGTTTCAAACTCAGCTCTTACTACTGGATCTGATACTATAATATATTTTGGAGATACTTTCCGAGTAAAAGATGGCAGTACAAACCGACTTTCAATAAGCTCAAATGGAACTATGAGCAATTTTGGGAATACATTTAATTCTGGGCCAATAAATTTAGATGAGGGTGATAAAATAGTTTTTGATGATGATGGTGATCAATGGAATTATATTTATGCTAATGGAGGAAGTACGGATATGGCAGTTGGAGGAACTCTTACTTTACTAAATATAGAAGAAAATTTATTTGGAGATATAAAGTTAGAAAATATTTATAGCATTATAAATGGTTCAACGTCAAGTAACGCTACATTTATTCCTGTTTATACAGATTCTGCAAGTAGCACTGTTCCAAGACTATTGAGAGAGCAAACACCAACACAGTTTTTATCAAATGCTGGAGCTATAACAGGATCAGGAACAAGTGGTAGAGTAGCCTTTTTTACAGGAACTCGAACGCAATCATCTGACACCTTATATTGGAACTCAACTCAAAATGCTTTAGGTATAAACGTAAACCCAACTTCAGGAACAGCTGGACATTTACAAATGCCAGGAACTACAAACAGTGGTGGTAAATCAATATTTATAAACACTACTTTATCTTCAACTTACGGAGCTTTAGGTATAGATGTTAAAACTCCGAGATACGGTAGCGCAATTCAATTAACAAGCAATCAAACTTCAGGTTCTACTGTAATGAAGATACTTAGGTATACTGGAACTCAAGTTGGAAGCATTGTCGCAAACAATGGATCAACAAGTTTTAACACAAGTTCTGATCGTAGGTTAAAGGAAAAAATATCAAGAGGTATTGAGGGTGCTGCTGAAGTATTAGATGAATTGCGCCCATGTACATTTATCTTTGTTGATCCTCAAGATCCGTTTGCGCTATCTCCTATTGTTGCTGGTTTTATAGCAGACGAGTTACAAAAGACTGTTCCAGATGCAGTTTCAGGTCTTCCACTCGATGTTGATAGGAATGAAGAGTCTCCAAATTTTGGTCAACCGATATATCAACAGGTTGATACGACTAAATTAATTCCTTATTTAACGCAAGCTATTAAAGATTTACAAACAAGAGTAACCAGTATAGAGAAAAGACTACCAAGAGAGCCTGGCCCAAGGGAGTTTAAAGAATTATAAATTATAAGAAAAATATACTTATATTTGTATTAAGTTTAATAAATAAAATATAATCAAATGTCAAAACAATTAAGTAAAGAGCAGTTAGAATTATTACAGGGTTTACAAAAACAATTTAATGATTCAAAATTTGAAATTGCAGATTTAGAAATCAAAAAAGCAGAATTAATTTCTGTTATTGCTGATATCAAAAGTAAATTTGCAGAACAAGAAGTATCTTTAATGAAAGAGTTTGGAAAGAATGCAGTTATTAACTTGCAAACTGGAGAGGTTAAAGACGAAGAAGAAAAGCCTTTAAAGGCAGTAGAATAAAACAACATGGCAAAAATTAGCAACACATCAGCGTACCCTAACATTAGCAATCTTGATGCAGCAGATTATTTAATTATAACTGACGCGGAAAATAATCTAATGACAAAAACAGCAACACTTGCACAAGTATCAAGTTTAGTTGCTCAACCGTATACGTCTTACGTGGCTAATTTTTCTCAAAACGGAACAGCTGATCCAGTTGCTTCAGAACTTCAAAACACAACAGGCTTATCTTTTACATGGACACGAAATAGTTCAGGAGTTTACGACATAACACCAAGCAGTCCTTTTAAGTCAGGTAGAGCCTGGTGGATGATTGCTGGATTTGGTTCTGCTGAAGATAAGCAGGTTTTTGGAAAATATGTAGGTGTTACGTTTTCACGATTTGTAAACATAGACACTACAACTGGTGTTACAGAGGACAGCATTAATGAAGGTCATGTAGAGATAAGAATCTACCCATAAACAAATGGACATAAGAAAAATTTCAATCGGAGCAGATTACAAGTCTGGAGCTATGCATTACATAGTTGGTCAGGATGTTTTAGGCGGTAGTTATGGGATACATCTTATACAGCATGACGTTTCTTCAGAGTCTTATAAAATCTGGATTATGAAGCAAAGTGAAATTTTGCTTTGGAAAGAATTTAAATGTACCTTACCAATATCTTTGGAATATAACATAAATTTTTAGTACTCAAATAAAATGAAATCTCCTTACTCGTTTATTGTAAAACCTTATAATAATAAGAGATACGATAATACAAAAAAATATGGTGAAACTGATTTTATCATAAGTACTTCAGAAGAAGACCATAGCGCGTCTAATCGTTATGCTGTTGTAGTATCAACACCTATAGATTACTCAGGGCCTGTAAAAGAAGGAGATACCCTTTTAGTTCATCATAATGTATTTAAGTTTTATAACGATATGCAGGGCCGAAGAAAAAGCGGTAAAAGTTATTTTAAAGATGACTTGTTTTTTGTTGATCCTGATCAATTCTTTTTATACAAACAAAATAAAGAATGGAAAGGTTATAATAAATATTGTTTTATAAAACCATCTGCTTCAAAAGATTCTTTTATTAAAAAATCTATTACAGAAGAACCTTTGTTCGGAACTATTAAATACATTAACGATCAGCTTTTAAGTATGGGTTTAAAAGTTGGTGATGAGATTTCTTATCAACCAGAAAGTGAATATGAATTTAATGTTGATGGAGAAAGACTTTATAGGATGTTTACCAACAATATAACTTTTTCTTTATGATATATATTGTAGATGATTTTGTGCAAAAAAATCTTTTTGAAATAGCTAATAAACATTTAGAGGGTAAGGAAATTAAAAATATTTTAAGTTTTTTTAGAATTGCTACAGATAAATTAGACGTTTCTTGGCGTATTCATTCTGATTTAAATATTAAAGGTGAGAAACCTGATAGAGCTTTAGTTCTTTATTTATCGCCCAGAGAAAAAGAAAATCTGCATGGTACAGCATTATGGGAACATGATGTTTATGGTAGGGAGTTACCTAAAGATATTAGTGATAGTGATTATGATAAAATGATAAAAGTAGATGCTAATAATTTAGATAGATGGAGATTAAGTACGGTTGTTGGTTATGAAGAAAATAGATTGGTCTCATATCCTTCTAGTTATTTTCATAGCAAATATCCTAATGTATCTTGGGAGGAAGGTAGAAAAGTTTTTGTGATGTTTTATAAAGTTTCAGATTATGAATAAAAAAAATATTGATAAAAAAAATTTAAGCTGGGAAGAAAAAGTAGATAAATTAAAATTAAAATTTAATCGAAACAAAGATGGATATCATAAGCATAAAAAAACAAATAATAAAAGCTGGTGAAAAAGCTGTTATGCAATTAATAAAAGTAGCTGAAGAACATATTATAAAATATGGTGAGGATGATGAACTTGCTGCTGATAAATTAAAAAATGCAGCAGCTACTAAAAAACTTGCAATATTTGATGCGTTTGAAATATTAAAAAGAATTTCAGAAGAAAAAGATTTAATAGATGGAGTAGATAATAAAGTAAACAACACGCCAAAGGGATTTGCTGAATCAAGATCAAAATAAACTATACACTGAACTTATTAATATAGTTCCAAAAAGTGTTCTTACCTCTAAAAATAGAGCCAAGACTTGGACTTATGGATTTAATGAAAAATACAATTTTGTTGTAATTTCAAAGACAGGGCAGATTGATCAAATAATAAATGTACAGGGATTAAATATTGCACTTCCTAAAATATCTACTGATGTTTTTAAAAGATCTTTAAAAAAAGAACAACAATATTGGGAAGCTCAAATAATTCCTAAACAATTATTAAATATAAAATCAATATTTCAATGGCATAATGCTCCGGCTAATTTTAAAAATCAATGGGTTGATTATATTGAAAAACAATTTGATTATAGGGAGCAAGGTTTTTGGTTTTTAAATAATGGAAAACCTACTTATATAACTGGATCTCATTGGATGTATATTCAACATACTAAAATTGATGTTGGACTTCCGGATTTTAGAGAAGCAAACAGAATATTTTATATACATTGGGAAGCCTGTAAAGCTGATAAAAGAAGTTTTGGTAATAGTTATTTAAAAATAAGACGTTCTGGATTTTCTTATATGGGAAGTGAGGAATGTGCAAATATTGGTACTATAACTAAAGATGCTAGGATTGGAATATTATCTAAAACAGGTGCTGATGCTAAAAAAATGTTTACGGATAAAGTTGTTCCTATATCAAATAATTATCCTTTCTTTTTTAAACCCATACAAGATGGTATGGATAAACCTAAAACTGAATTAGCGTTTAGAGTTCCTGCCTCTAAGATTACTAAAAAAAATATGTATGAAGAAGATGTAGATTCAATTGAAGGATTGGATACTACTATTGACTGGAAAAATACTGGAGACAATAGTTATGATGGTGAAAAATTAAAATTATTAGTTCATGATGAAAGTGGTAAGTGGGAAAAACCTAATAGTATAATAAAAAACTGGGGTATTACCAAAACATGTCTTCGTTTAGGGAGTAAGATTATTGGAAAATGTATGATGGGATCAACCTCAAATGCTTTAGATAAAGGTGGTGCTAATTTTAAACAATTGTATAACGATTCTGATTGTACAAAACGAAACTCTAATGGACAAACAAAAAGTGGATTATATAATTTGTTTATTCCTATGGAGTGGAATATGGAAGGCTTTATAGATATATTTGGTATGCCTGTTTTTAGTAATCCATTAAAACCAGTCTTAGGTATTGATGGTGAAATGATTACACAAGGAGCTATAAATTATTGGCAGAATGAAGTGGATTCATTAAAGAGTGATCCAGATGCATTAAATGAATTTTACAGACAGTTTCCAAGGACTGAATCGCATGCGTTTAGAGATGAAAGCAAGCAGTCTATATTCAATCTTCAAAAAATATATCAGCAAATAGATTACAATGATTCATTAATTACAGATAGATATGTAACTCAAGGATCATTTTCCTGGCAAAATGGTATTAAAGACACTAGAGTAATATGGACCCCTAATAAAAGAGGAAGATTTTTTGTAACTTGGTTACCTGAAACATCATTGCAAAATAAAGTTATAATTAAAAACGGAAAAAAATATCCAGGTAATGAACATGTGGGTACATTTGGATGTGATTCTTATGATATTTCTGGAGTTGTAGTCGGTAAGGGTTCTAACGGATCTTTACATGGATTAACAAAATTTAATATGGCTAATGCTCCAAGCAGTGAATTTTTTTTAGAATATATAGCTCGACCTCAAACCGCAGAGATATTTTTTGAAGAAGTTTTAATGGCTATGGTATTTTACGGTATGCCAATATTATGTGAAAACAATAAGCCTCGTTTATTGTATCATTTAAAAAACAGAGGTTATAGGGGTTATAGCATTAATAGGCCTGATAAAACTTTTAATAAATTATCAAAAACAGAAAAAGAATTAGGTGGAATTCCCAATTCAAGTGAAGATGTAAAACAGTCTCATGCTTCTGCGATAGAGTCATATATAGAAAAACACGTTGGATTAGATATGGAAGGATCTTATAGAGACCAAGATGATATGGGGGTAATGCATTTTCATAGAACCCTGGAGGATTGGGCTAAATTTGATATAAATAATAGAACAAAATTTGATGCGTCAATAAGTTCTGGATTAGCGATTATGGCTAATCAAAAACACCTCTATACACCGACTAAAGAAAAATCGAAAATAAGCATTAACTTTGCTAGATATAATAACACAGATTCCGTTAGCCAATTACTTAGATAGATGAAAGATGTAAAAATACAAGTTAACTCCGCTGCTTTTCCCGATCAGTTTGCGTCAGATAAAGTTAAAGACACAATGGAGTTTGGATTACAAGTGGGTCAAGCTATTCAATATGAATGGTTTAGAAGAGATAATGGTTCGTGCAGGTTCTATAATCAATGGGCGGAATTTAATCGTTTACGATTATATGCAAGAGGAGAACAGTCTATTGCAAAATATAAAAATGAAATATCTGTAGATGGTGATTTAAGTCATTTAAATTTAGATTGGACTCCAGTACCTATTATTCCTAAATTTGTAGATATTGTAGTTAATGGAATGTCTGATAGACTTTTTAAAATTAAAGCAACTGCTCAAGATGCAATGTCTGCTGAAAAAAGAAGTCAATTTCAAGATATGGTCCAAGCTGATATGGTAGCAGCTCCTGTTTTAAAAGAGTTAGAAAAACAATTTGAAATTCCGGTTTTTACTGTAGCGGAAGAAGACTTACCGGGTAGTGATGAAGAGTTAGAACTCTACATGCAAATGAAATTTAAACCAGCTATAGAGATAGCTCAAGAGGTTGCTATAAATACTTTACTAGAAGAAAATCATTATTCAGACATTAGAAAAAGAGTTGATTATGATCAGACAGTTTTAGGTATTGGAATGTGTAAGCACATGTTCTTACAAGGTTCAGGAATACAAGTTGATTATGTTGATCCTGCTAATGTAGTATACAGCTACACAGAAGATCCTTATTTTAAAGATAATTTTTATTGGGGAGAAATTAAAACAGTTCCAATTGGGGAATTAATTAAAATTGATCCTAGCTTAACTAATGAAGACTTACTTGAAATATCTAAGTATAGTCAAGATTGGGGACAATACTATGATGGAGCGCAAGCTTATAATAATAGTATGTTTAATAGAGATACTGCTACATTATTATATTTTAATTATAAGTCTACACATTCTTTTGTTTACAAGAAAAAAGAAATGGCAGATGGAACTTTTAAGACTGTCGAAAAAAATGACGAATTTAATCCAACAGCAGAAATGCAAAAGGATGCTAAGTTTGAAAGAGTTGAAAAAAGAATTGATGTATGGTATGATGGTGTTATGGTAATGGGTACTAATATTGTTCTTCAATGGAAACTAGGAGAAAATATGGTTCGTCCAAAGTCAGCTAATCAATACGCAAGACCAAATTATATAGCATGTGCGCCAAGAATGTATAAAGGTGCGGTAGAATCTTTAGTTCGTAGAATGATTCCATTTGCGGATTTAATTCAAATGACTCATTTAAAGATTCAACAAGTTGTATCTCGTGTGGTTCCAGATGGTGTATTTATAGATGCAGATGGATTAAATGAAGTAGACCTAGGTACTGGTGCTGCTTACACTCCGGAAGATGCATTACGTTTGTATTTTCAAACTGGTAGTGTTGTTGGTCGTAGTTATACTCAAGACGGTGAATACAATAATGCTAAAGTTCCTATTACTCAGTTAACCGCTAGTAGTGGCTCTGGAAAGATGCAAATGCTTATTGGCAACTATAATCATTATTTAGATATGATTAGGTCTGTAACAGGATTAAATGAAGCGCGTGATGGTAGTATGCCGGATCCTAATTCATTAGTAGGTATAAATAAATTAGCTGCGTTAAATTCAAATACAGCTACAAGACATATTTTACAGGCAAGTTTATATATGACTAGAAGTCTAGCAGAATGTTTATCTATTAGAACATCTGATGTATTAGAATATGCAGACTTTAAGGAAGAATTTGCTATGCAGATTGGTAAATATAACCTTCAGATTATTGAAGATATAAAAGAATTATATTTATATGACTTTGGAGTTTTTATAGAAATGTCTCCTGATGAAGAAGAGAAAGCTATGCTTGAGCAAAATATTCAAATGGCTTTATCTAAAGAAAACATTAGTTTAGAAGATGCAATAGATATTAGAGAGATTAATAATCTAAAAATGGCTAATCAATTATTAAAACTTAAGCGTAAGCAAAAACAAGATAGAGAACAAGCGCAACAAGCACAGCAACAAGAAATGCAAGCGCAACAACAAATGCAAGCGCAGGAAGCAGCTGCACAACAACAAATGCAAATAACACAAGCAACTGCAGCCGCTAAAATGGAAACAATGACTGCTGAGAATCAAATGGCGATTCAAAAAATGCAAATGGAAGTTCAGTTAAAACAAAAATTAATGGAGGTAGAGTTTAACTATCAAATGCAATTAAAAGGAGTTGAGCAATCACAACTAGACGAAAGAGAAGTTAGTAGAGAAACAAATAAAACTGATAGATTAAATAATCAATCGTCTAATCAATCAAGAATGATTGAGCAACGAAAACGTAATTTACCTTCTATAAATTTTGAGTCTAATGAAGATAGTTTAGATGGTTTTGATTTGTCAGAATTTAACCCAAGATAATTAAATTAAATAGTATTAACTTTATAAAAATTAAATCAAATGGAATTCAAAGTAAAAGAAGTAACCAAAGAAGAGAAGTCTCGTGTTGAAGTTGAAACAGAAATGTTAAAAAAACATGAAGAAAAATTTGAAGATTCTTCAGATGAAGATGACGGAATAGACAGGGTTAATTTAAGTAATTCACCTTCCGAGGAAAGTTCGGTTGATGAAACAAAAGTGGATGATAATTCTGTTGAAGAAACAGAAGTAGAGTTACAAGAAGATGACGTTCTTTCATATATTAAGAATAGATATAACAAGGATATAACATCTGTCGATGAACTGTTTGCGGAAAAAGAGGCAAATAGTGATTTACCAGAAGATGTATCTGCGTATTTAAAGTACAAACAAGAAACTGGACGTGGTATTAATGACTTTTATAATTTACAAAAAGACATTGATAGCATGGAAGATGATGTTGTACTTGCTAATTATTATTCGTCAACCGAAGAAGGGTTGGATGAAATAGACATTCAGGATATTATTGAGGATAAATTTAGTTACGATGAGGACCTAGATGAACCAAGAGAAATCAAGAAAGTTAAATTAGCGAAAAAGCGAGAACTTGCTAAGGCAAAGAAGTTTTTAAATGAACAGAAAGGTAAGTACAACATTCCTCTTGAGTCAAGTGGGGGTGCATTATCTGAAGATCAAGAAAAAAACCTTAATGCTTATAAAAGTTATATAGAGGATTCTAAAACGGTTGAGGAGCAAAACAGAAAAAAAACACAATTTTTTAAAGACAAAACAAATAATTTGTTTAACAATGATTTCAAAGGTTTTGATTTTAATGTGTCTGATAAAAATATTACGTTTAAACCTGGTACTGCTGAAGAATTAAAAAATGTTCAATCAAATGTTGGCAATTTTATTGGTAAATATTTGGATGATGATGGATTAATAACAGATGCGGTAGGTTATCATAAGGCTTTGTCGGTAGCGATGAATCCTGATAAATTTGCTCAATATTTCTATGACCAAGGCGTGGCTAACACTGTGGATAATGTTTCAAGAAAATCAAAAAACATTAACATGGATGTAAGGTCAAATTCTCAAACTGTTGCAAAAGACGGAACAAAGATACGCTCAATGAATAGTAATAGCAGAACTGACGGAAGAGGACTCAAAATTAGAAGTATTAAAAAAAGTTAAAAATTAAAAAAAATCAAAATTATGGCAGTAAATTTAACTCCAGGATTTGACTTGCAGCCAAGTGCGCAACAAACTCCTTTATCAACAAACTACATAACTAACTTTGATTTCTTAAATCAGTATCTTCCAGATACTTACGAAAAGGAATTTGAGCGTTATGGAAACAGATCAGTAGCATCATTTTTAAGAATGGTTGGCGCTGAGATGCCTTCTAATTCTGACCTTATCAAATGGGCAGAACAAGGAAGATTACACACAAAATATCAAGGATGTACTTCTGCTTCAGCAGCAGGTGCAGTAGATGGTGTTTGGACTATACCAGGTGTTGGCGTAGCTCCAGGAACAGGTGCTAACAATCCAACAAACTTTAATCCACAGTTAAATGCCGCTTCAGGTACTTTAGCTACACTTAGAGTAGGACAAACAGTAATGATTTCTGACAATACAGCTGGATCTACATTACAGAATAAAGCAATTATTAAAGTAGCTCCAACTTCAGCAGCTCCAGGAACATTTACTGTAGCTTATTATGAAGCAGGCGGTCAAGCAATGGCGGCAGCAGCAAGTTGTGATATATTTATTTATGGTTCTGAGTTCTCAAAAGGAACAGTTGGAATGGTTGGATCTAATGAGTCTGATGACTTTATTTTTGACAACAAGCCAATTATTATCAAAGACAAGTATTCTGTTTCTGGTTCTGATATGGCTCAAATTGGTTGGATTGAAGTTACATCTGAAAATGGTGCAACTGGATACTTATGGTATTTAAAATCTGAACATGATACAAGACTTCGTTTTGAAGATTATTTAGAGACAGCAATGGTGGAAGCAGTTCCAGCAGAGGCGGCTTCGGGTGCAGCAGATTTCTTACAGAGTGTAGGAGTAGGTGCAGGTGTAGCTGGTCGTTCTGGTTCTGATGGTATTTTCTTTGTAGTTGGAAATAGAGGTAATGTATTCGGTGGTGGAAACCCAGTTGCTTTAGCTCAATTTGACAATGTTATTCAAAGACTTGATAAGCAAGGTGCTATTGAAGAAAATGTAATTTTTGTTAACAGACAATTCTCATTTGATATTGACGATATGTTAGCTTCTCAAAACTCTTATGGAGCAGGAGGAACTTCTTATGGTTTATTTGACAATGATAAGGATATGGCTTTAAATTTAGGTTTTACAGGATTCCGTAGAGGTTATGATTTCTACAAGTCTGACTGGAAATACTTAAACGATCCTACAATGAGAGGTGGTTTACAAGCTGGTAAAATCAACGGACTTTTAGTTCCTGCTGGTTCAACTACAGTTTATGATCAAATCTTAGGTAAGAACGCTAAGAGACCATTCTTACATGTACGTTATAGAGCTTCAGAAACTGAAGATAGACGTTACAAAACTTGGATTACTGGTTCTGCTGGTGGTGCAAAAACAAGTGACTTGGATGCGATGGAAGTAAACTTCCTATCTGAAAGAGCTGTATGTACTTTAGGTGCAAACAACTTCTTCTTATTTCAAGATGCATAAGTAATTAAATAATTAAAGGGAGGCAATAAAAATTCTGATGAGCCTCCCTTTTTTTTAATATAAATCAAATTAAATCATATTATAATGACAAAACAAAAAGAAAAGTACGAAAACAAGTCTTACAGACTTTCAAATGATCAGCAACCACTTTCATACATGCTATCATCAAGACATTCATCAAGATCACCTTTATTATATTTTGACGAAGAAGAAGGTATTAATAAACCACTTCGTTATGCAAGAAACCAAAGAAGTCCGTTTGAAGACGAACAAGATGGGAATGCAATTTTAGAGCCAATTATTTTTGAAGATGGAATGTTAACAGTTGAAAAACAAAATCAATCATTACAATTATTTTTACATTATCATCCAGGAAATGGAATGGTGTTTGAAGAAATAAATAATGAAAGAGATGCTTCAGCTGAACTAGAATGGGTAGAGATGGAATTAGAAGCTCAAATAGAAGCTAAAAAAATTACAGGCGATGTAGAAAGATTAATTTCAGTATGTAGAGTTTTAATGGGTAATGGTGTAGATAATATGACTGTTCCTGAATTAAAAAGAGATATTCTTTTATATGCAAAAGCTAGACCAGAGGATTTTATGGATACCATAAATGATCCTATGTTAGAGTTAATGGATACTATTCATCAATTTATGATGGCAGGATTTATAGCTTATAGAAACAATAAAAAAGATGTATACTACAATCTTCCAAATAATAAAAAGAAAATGCTTACTATACCTTATGGAGAAGATCCAAATTATATTATAGCTTCTTTTATGCAAAGTGATGAAGGCTTACAGGTATATAAACTTTTAACAAATAAATTAAAAAATAAAAAAGATTAAAACACTATAAATTAGAAAATTAGCCACCTTAAAAGGGTGGCTTTTTTTTTGTTATCTTTGTATTTCATTAACACATAAATTATTATTATTATGGAAAAATTTTTAAATATTGCAGTTACCGGAGAAGGAAAACAAATTGTCTCTTGTACAGATGTTAAGCTTATTGAAGTAGGCGCAGGTGCAGCAGCACCAACATCAACAGTTATTACTTATGGTAGTGGAAAAGTAACTACCATTACTCACGCTACAGTGGGCGCGTCTTCAGGAACAAATTCTGGAACACAGTTTAGATCTATAATTCAAGGTGCAATGCAAGATGTATTGAGTACAGCTTGGTTTAATGTAGCTGAAGTATTAACACCAAAATATGCAGTGAGTGATATCACTACTGTTTAAAATTATTATTAACACATAAATTATTATTATTATGGAAAAATTTTTAAGTATCCCAGTATTAGATGCTAATGGGACAAATAGTCAAGCACAATTAGTATCTATAACTGGAATAAGCAGTATAGGTCAACCATCAACAACAACGGTTTCAATCAAATATTTAGGAGGAAAAACTATTACGTTAACATGGCCAGCAGCATCAGCAGCAGCAGCTCCAGCACTACAGGTTTCTGTACAGGATGCAGTAGTAGCAGCCTTAACAAAAGGATGGACAAATGTTTCAGAACCTTACGGACCAAAAGGAATGTTGTCTGGAATGTCTGTAAATTATCAATTAGAGGCAGGATCTTTTTTAAATGTTAATCCGCTAAGTGCAATTGCAATAGCATAATGAATCAAACAATGGAAAAATTTATAAACTTTAAGCAACTTAATGTTGTAAAAACTGGAACATCCACAGCAAATGGATCTACTACGCTTAAATTAACAGATGCAGCGGCAACTTTTACTCAAACTGTTCTTGTTAATGCAATTGTATGGGATAGAGTAACAAATGCAGCAAATGGAGGACAAAAATATCTTGTAACTGTTATTGATTCTGATACAGAATTAACTTTATTAGCTATTGGACCAACATCAGATCAAGGAACTGGAGTACCAGATGCTACAGCATATTTTATTTATATGCCAGAATATACGGTATTAAAATACGGAACAACAAGTGCTACGTTAGCTAATTTTTTAAT